CCCATGAGTGATGATCGCTTTTGATAGTTCGCCGGGATCTTTGCCGTCCCATCCGAGCATCGCTTGGCCGATGGCTTTCTGGTTGGTGATCGCCTGCTGCCTCTGCTGATTTTCGAGCGCGGCGCCCTGCGTTTGCTGCTGGGCGAGCGCGGTCTGCTGCCGCAAGTTAGCGGCACGCGCGTATTCGGCGAAAGTGTTTGCCGGTGCCTGGGCAATCTGCATGCCCATTTCGGCGATGTTTGGAGCTGGTACGGTTCCCATAGGTTTAGGCCATCAGAAAATTTCCGACGTTCTCTAAGAGCGAAGAGCCGCCGCTGAGATCGAGGTTTCCTGCGCCCGCGGCCATGCCGCCGGCGGCGCCACTCCACGCGCCTGCTGAGCCGAGATAGCCGGAAGCTCGCGCGGCCGCGGCATTGTTGATTTGCTTTGCCTGCTGATCTGCGGCGGTGAGGTCGATATTGCCGGTGTTGTTTGCGAACTCCTGCCCGAATTGCCCGAGCTGCCCGGTTGATGTGAGGCCGGTATTCGTTCCGCCCTGGAGGGTGTTGTAGTTCGCCATGTAAGAATTCATGGCGTTCTGGTAGTCCTGCTGATATGTGGTCTCGGCGAGGTTCTGCCCGTACTTCTCAAGCGCGACGCCGGTGTTGCCGGACATGAGCGTGCCGTTCGCGGCCGCGTTTTGATTGATCGCGTTGGTGCCCTGTTCGAGGTTGAACTTGAAGCCGGGAGTCTGTTCCGCTTCGGCGAGAGTCGGGGCTTTGAAGCCCGTTTGCAGCAGGTTGCGAAGGCTATTCGCGGAAGTCCGGCCGAGGTCCTGGTAGGGCTGCTCCGCGGCCTGCGTGCCCGACCAGACGCCGTTCTGCGCGTTGAGCGCGTCGGTCTGGTTTTGCTTTTCGAGATCCTGCGCCTTTTTCGCTGCCTGCGATTCGACGCTCGCTGCATCGTTCGCAGCGCCCGAGCCTAGAATTCCACCGACTAATGAGCTGACGAATGACATAGTTTATTCCTTATGGTCGGGAGATCCCGAGCGCAACCTGGTCGCGCAAGATGCCGCCGCGCAAAATGCTTTTCGGGTTGATGCCGTAAGCGACGAAGCCCGCGCGCCGCACAAAGGCGATCGCGCGCCGGTTCTCGATCGCAATCTCGCCGACGATGCGAACGGCCTTCGTGTGCTCCCATATCCAGCGGAGCATCTCTTTGAAACCGGCAATCGACTTCGCCCCATAACTTCTCGGCAGAAAGCCGACGTGAGCGGTGTAGCAAACCCAGTTCGTTGGCGCGAAGATGCCGAAGCCGAGCGGGTTGTCACCGTCCCAAGCGACGAGGCAGATCATCTGCTCGTTCTGTGGTGGCACCCACTTCCGCGGCTCGGTCGTGAAATCGTCCGAAATGTGCGGGAAGATCGACGGGTCGGTTGCGAGCTCCCAGATGAGCTTCCAATCGCGGCATCTCGCGACTTTCATGCAACCCGCCACCAATTTGTTCCGTCGCTTTTGATTTTGAAGTGATCGCCCTGGGCGGTGAGTGTCAAAGCCCCGAGCTGCACGCCCGTTAGCGTGAAGACGTTCGCATCAGCCGAAGTCTTCACGTAAGTGACTTCCACGTTCTGATTGCTCTCGCCGGTTGCCGTCGACGAAAGCCCCGCCGGCGGGACCGCTTCCGAGTATGGGCCGCCAGAGGTGTCGACCTTATAGAGCGGCGAAAGCCTCTGCAGCGTGAAGAGATATCGTTCGAGCCCTTTCGGGAGCGACGAATCACGTAGCGATGGCGGAAAGAGATTGGTTACGCTTGTCGGCATCGCTTACTCAATTTCGGGTGTGGCGCGCAGATAGGCATCGGCGAAGCGCCAGGGAACCGGGTCCGTCCAGGAAACTTCCCACACCCGTTTGCGCGCGCGGCCGAGCATGCGCTTCACGACTCGCTTAAGGGTTTCTCCGGCCTTGCCGACAGATAGAACGTATTCGTTCGACCATGTTTTCCCGGCATCATTCGACCAGCGAAGCATGAGCTGCGGTCCTCGCGGTTGACCATCGCCATCGAGCAAAGGCGGCTGCGGTCCGAGGCCGGTTTCGACGTCCAGCTCGAGCTCCTCAAAATAAATCCATTCGTTGTTTTTCGAATTCGTCGGCGTGCGCCGATAGCCGCGGATGGGATTGCCGTCGTCATCGAGCAACAAGCTCGACATCTGATAAACCGTGCCCGTCGCCCAGTCGCCGACAAGGTGCATTCCGAAGTTGAAGGTGTGGCACATCGAGCGATGGGCAATGTACTTTCCGGTCTGGGTGACGAAATAGCCGACTTTGTGCCAGAGGCCCGTCGCAACGTCGTAGCGCCATGAAGCATTCGCGTTCGGAAAATAAAAGTGGATGAAAGTGTGCCCGTACTCCTGATACGAATAGCCGACGCAATCGGAGTTGATCGCATATTGCTGCCAGGCCAGTTCGACCGCGTGCGTCGAGAAGCGCTCACTGCCGCTGTTCGACGAGAGGCGCTTCGCAACCATCGCGCCGCGCTCGTCCTGGCTCAGCCAAAAGAGCGTGTTATCCGCTTGCACGGTTGCGAAGGCCGCGCCCGAGCCGTCCTCGAGCTCGGAGTCCTGGTAAGGGATGAACGGCGGAAAGCCGGCGCCGGCGTTGTAATAGGCGATCGACTTTTTGTTCGACCAGAATCGCAGCTGCCGGTGATCGACCTTCATCGAGACGATGTTGTCCGGGAAATAAGAGAGGGTTGCGATGTTCAGCCCGTTCCAGGTTGTCCCGTCTTCGAGGTTTGAAACCTGAAAAGTATGCGAATTCTGGAGCGTCGCGATGATGTAGCCATCGATGAAATCGATCTGCGCGACCGGGCCGTTGAACTGGGCCATGTTGACGGCGACGAGAACATTGGTCGCGAGCGTCAGCACGTAGATGTTGCCATTGTTCAAAACGACGAGCTGCGTTTCGTTCGCGGTGATCTGTGTCGGCGTCGTCGGCGCCGCGCCCAAGCTTCCGCGGTTTGTGGTCGCGCCATTCGCTGCGAGCTCATACAAATTCGAAGCGGCAAAAAAGGTGCGGCCGTTCACGCTGAAGCTGCCGGGCATCGAGCCTTCGCCGACGGCCGCAAACTTCTTGAGGCCGGGCGTATGCAGGAGCGCGATCGGCACCTTCGCTCCGCTCGACTCCGACTTCTCGCAATAGCAGTTCATCGCGTCTTCGTCGTCGATGTTCGGCGATTGCGCCGTGTAAGTTGGACCGCAGAAGCCCCAGGAGCCGGCCATAAAGGGTTAAGGCAGTTTGCTTTCTGCTGCCACGGCGATCTGCTTCAGTTCGCCGAGTGCCGGCACGATATATTTGGCGATGAAATCGGCTTGCGAGAGCTTCAGATCCTCGCGCGGGACGGAGACGACAGCCCAGGACGTCGAGAGATCAGCGTTTTGCTTTTCGTCCGGATCGTGTAGGCGAAGAGTGAGCGTCAGAATATTTTTTGGATTCTCAGGCATGGGTTAAAATCCTTTACATGAATCGCCGCGGATTCATTTCACTGCTCGCTGCTGCCGCCGGCGGCGTTGTACTCGATCGCGCGATTCCATTCGGCCGGGTGTGGTCATTCCCGAAAAACCCGGTACTCGCAAATTCCGCGGGGCAGCTCATTGGCACGACTATCAACATCAGAATCCCGCAGCGGTTCTACGTGCGCGACTATCGCGAACTTTATCCTGGACTCGCGTCTCTGCCGATCACGTACTACACGAAACTCGACATCGAGGAGCTTATTCAGGCGGACCGCCGACTCTCCCGCCCGACTGCCAGTTAAAATCTCCGCGCCCTCTCCCGCCGGCGCGCGGCATGCCTGAATCTTGAGTTGAGATCCGCGGGCTCTTTGCGTTGTTGCCGAAGATTGCGGTCCGGGCTCGCAATGCATTTGCCGCGAGCGTCGGATTCTCATCTTTCTTGTTCGCCGGCAGGAGCTCCTCGGCGAGCGTGAGCATCATCGCGTTGCGATAGCCAGGCGGGAGCGTGCCCGGTCCGCCTGGTCCGCCGATCGGGTCCTGGATCGAGACAAATTGCGAAACCGATTGCCAGAGCTGCAAACGAACTTTTTGCTGCGAGTCCGGGACCGGCCAGAAATAGAGCTGGCCATCGGGGCTCGAGGGGTTGTAGAAGAGGTCGGTCGGGACGTCCGTCTGAATGCTCTTGACCTGCTGCGCCGCCCACCACGCGGCATCGCGAATATTGATCGGCTGATCGACCGGGCCGTTGGCGCCGGCGTTATTCAAAAGCAGAGCAGCCGATTCGATGCGGACCGGGCGCGGTTGCGGCGACGTGGAAAAATTCGCGAGGCCGC